TTTCCATTTCCAAAGCTGAACGAATACACAAGAGGTTTGTTTCCTAGTCAGATATTTACAGTAGCTAGTGCTAGTGGTGCAGGTAAGTCCACAATATGCAGAGAACTATGCCACCACTTTTTAAAAAGAAACCTTAAGGTTGGTTACATTGGGTTAGAAGAATCAGTTCAAAGAACTCTTCAAGGTCTTGTAGGTATTGACTTGAATATTCCTTTGCACTTAAATGAAGATGGCATAACTAAAGATGATCTGCGGATTGCGTTTGATAACCTCACATCAACACGCAATCTTTTTTTATACAACCATTTTGGTAGTCTTGAGCCTGATGTATTACTA